TTTCCCGGTTCCTCTGTTTCTAAGCATACTTTCCACGCTTCGTTAAAAATAGATTGAATTCCTTCTATTATCAGTGGTGTAAATATAGAAACCAACCTACCACACCATTCATTCCGTGACTCGTTTAAATTTGATACCTCAAAATCGTCCATTATATTTAAACATTGTATATTTTTATTATTATATAAACGTAAAACATAAAACATAAAACATAAAACATAAAAAAAATATTTATATAAATTTTATTTTACGAATATCTTCCAAATCTCGATTAAATGTATAATTTATTATGCTAAATAATAATAATTTTTCTGATCTCAATTCAGATTTTATTTTTGAATAGTATACTTCAACCGAAGTCCGTTTTAAATGTGATATAGATTTATCATTTTTAATTGAATTTACTATATCCATACACGAATAACCGTTCTCATAAATATATTCACAAACTCGTAATACTTGTATATTTGTAAAATTTAAATTGGCTTTGTCTTGTTTTATTTTCTCAATTGTCTCGCAAATAAATGCCTTCTTTTTATCGATTAATACATCACTATTTACTGTTTTGTCTAGTGTTAATTGGTGTAGATTTATATATTTATTATCATCATAATACTCTGGTACGTATATTTCACAAAAACGAGATAAAATAGGGTTTAATAGTTTATGTTTGTTCTCCACTATCATAAAAAAACGTGTCGTGTGAGAAAATAATTCAATACAACGTCTGAGTGCGGATTGTGCATCGTTTGTAAGAAAATCCGCGTTTAATAAAATGATTGTTTTAAAATTTATATATAGATTTGTTTCTAAGTTCGCCTTCGCAAAAAACTTCAGGTCTTCTCTTATAAACTTAATTCCTTTCCCGTGAGAACAGTTCACGAACATTACGTTGTTTTTTATCATATTTCTATCATTATTATATATTTTATCTATAAAGTCAGTTACTATACGCTTTTTACCTGTGCCATACGCTCCATGAAATATAATATTCGGTATTTGATTGTTTAAATAATATCCATTTAATTGTTCGTGTATACTTTTGTGTATATCAGTTGTTATTGTATCACACATTGGTATAAATATATAAATAGATTTATATATATAATTATTATATCAATTTAGTTATGTTCTCTCATATATTTTATAAAAAGAATAATACAATATTCGAAGATTACTATGTATATAAACGAATTCACTTTTGGGATACCACTGAACACGCTATACAATTTATTACTGGGCGTTTGATAAAAAGTGGGTTGGAAGACGTGGTGACACTTGATAATAAATGGAATATTTATAATTTAGCGAATTATTCCGAAAATAGAATTATTAATTATTTAGATTTCTTACTCCAATTAGTTAAAGAATACCATAAAAATCGGGATGAATTTAATACAAATGGAGATATAGAGAATGTATAATTTAGTTTTTTTATCAATTAGTTTTTTATCAATTAGTTTTTTTTATCAATTAGTCTTATATGATAGATTATAGTAAGATTGATAATTTGAGAACCTATGATGAAAACACCACACAATTTTGTTTTTATGAAGAGATGCATAGAAAACAAACATACCAATTTGTAAAGGACAAACTCCATCAGTATAACTCTTCGTATAATCGCATATTGTGTATGAATGACGTTCTCACACAAATGGATAACTTTATAGACCCAAGTGACCCCGATACAGACGAACCTAATTCATTTCATGCTTATCAAACAGCAGAGGCGATTCGTAAACGAGAACCAGATAATAAAGCTCTCCAATTATGTGGGTTAATCCACGACTTAGGTAAAATACTATTTGAATTCAGTGAACCCGCGTGGGCGGTAGTCGGAGATACATATGTTGTCGGTTGTGAGTTTCCCGAAACAATTGTATACTATAACACAATGTTGGAGAACCCAGACACAAAAAACACACTGTTTTCGTCAAAATACGGTATATACACACCAAATTGTGGTATTGAGAATCTTATGATAACTGTCGGTCACGATGAATATTTGTACTCAGTTTTACAACGAAATAAAAACCATATATTCCCTGAAAGGTATCAAAACGTTATTAGATTTCATTCATTTTATCCGTGGCACACCGGAGGGTCTTACAGAGAATTTATGAAACCAGATGATGAAGAAATATTAGAAAATGTATTGAATTTCAATCAATATGACCTATATTCCAAGATTGACGATGAGTTTGTTGTTACAGATGATATGAAAAAGTATTATAATAATCTTATAAATGAGTTCTTTCCGGAACCGTTATTATGGTAGGTTCTCAGTAATGGTAGTAAATTTGGATATTATAATCAATAAAAACTATAATATCTAAGAGTTGTAATTAGAGGACAATCTTCTTCTCGTGACCAACACGAAGTGTAGCCTTCAACATGATATCGTAACCTGCTTTCTGGATATTCTTACAGAAAGCCACATCCTCACTCATAATATCATTCAATACTACACCATTCTCGCCTTCGATTGTGGTTGCCTCACTATCAAAATAAGGATACTTCATTGCATCAAGAACTTCCTTACGCATTCCAAAGAAACCCATCCCAGCATATGACACTTTCAAGAAGTTCTCCCCTTCATTCTCTTTTTTCCAAGCCTCCAACTTTTCAACACCCATAAACTCGAATGAACCATTCTTCTTAAAAAATTCTGTATCCCACTCTTCTACGACTGGATAGTGTGTGAGATTTGACATCCTATAACACCCAGCAACGACCGGATGTGTTTCGAGAGAATCTAGAAGATCAATAATCTGAACTGGTGAAAAAACCTGGTCACTATCTATCGTAATCCAATAATCAAATGCCTCGCCGTTAAATACTTTCTGTTCCGAACCACGCAATACATTAAGACCTAGTGTCTGCATGCGCGCAAATGTAACATAACTACTTATTCCAGGTGAGATAATGAGTTGGTACTTGTTACTATCAAGTAGTGCATTCATAGTCGCCAATAAAGACATTAAAAATGCCGAAGAAAAATTATCACCAGGCAAGGCAAGAATAACTCGCTTTTTCTCTATATTGGCAACTGGAGGGGCAACTGGAGGGGCAACAACATCATCAGTTTTCTCAACAACACTCATATTCATAATATTATATTATACTGTAGTTCTTTAATATAATTAAAATTAATAATAGTTATCATTCCATTTTTGTTATAGTTAATTGTTTTGTAAAACGAAATCTTTCGTGATATATAGTTTTACGTTTCAAATTACACTCCAAACACGCAATTGTTATATTATTCTTATTATGTCCGTATTTATTATCCATTCTTTCAACTGACCATTGCTTGGGTTCTCTTACCGATTTATATAATACATATACACGTTGAAGACAATAATAACATTTCATTTCCTTCTCTAGTATTTTTTCTTTTATAAAATTCAAATCAATAAAATCACATTCAGAATACTTATTTTTCTTCTGGTCCTGACTTTTATATCCTGATATTTTCCGCTTTATTTCACAGCACATTAAATTATATACATTATTTGAAATATCAGCTTCTTTCATTATAGAGAATTGTAAGTCAGAATTATAATCATTATCACATATCGTCCATTTCTTATCTCTTGTTATAACACGGTCTTTTTTATCCTTCTGAGTTTTTATTTTCTTATTATTATCATTAGTTGGAATTATAAGACTTTTTATATTTTTACCAATATCTTCTGTATTCATTTATAGTAGTAGATATAATAACGGTGGAAATTAAACCTATACGTTTTACGAATTTTTATTGGTATCGACCATTGACCGAGAATTATTCGTCGGTATACAAATTTATTATAATTCAACCATAGTTTTATACATTATAAAAAAAGAAGATAAACACTTATTACTCTTATATATATAAAGATTACCTGTTAATTTATGTTTTCAACTAATGATACAAATGATGCCCCTATAGAAGAAAAACCTATAATTCCAAAGAATATCGTCCAGAGTGGAGGGAATTATTATTCTATGTATAATGATAAATCATCAAATAATCAATACAATGATATGAATCCTTCAAATATAGACGAACTACTCGAAAATGAAAAAACGCATAATAATAATGACTCTTGGAATAAACTAGACAATATTTCAAAAAAGCTACTTTTACAGTCATATGCAGATAAATATGGATTGGATAATAATTTGACTGGTAAAGAAATAGAAAAACTTAAGTCGTTTTTCAATGACGCTATTCAGAAGAATAAACTAAAGAAAACCAAAGAAGTTCAATATAACAAAGATAATAGAATTATATTGAATATTCCATCATTATTTTTCAATACAGTTAATCGTTCCTTTACATTACGAAATATTGAAAAACGTGTATCTTCACTTAAATCTATGACACCTAAGAGAATTTCGAATAAAAATAAACCTACCATTGATAAAATTGAAAAGTAATATTCTATATTTTAAATATATTAAACACGCGTTATATTTAAATATATATGACGACTACCGAAAGTGATTCAAACACATCAAATAGTGACTGTTCTATAAATAAATGTAGTTTCGAATTAACAGATAATGATATAATAGACATTGAAGAGACGGTTCATTCACTTTTATACGAATACATTAACGAAAACCCATTACTTTATTCCAAAAATAATTTTCGTAAAATAGTAGAAGTTGATACTGTAGATTTTATAATAAGCGAATTCACTGATAATGGGGGTGTTATTCAAAATTTAAATGATTATTATAAAATGACCCGCATTATTACAGCTGCGGTTGAGATGTTTTTCGTTGATAATATATATAATATAGTACCCCGTTCTCATCATAATACAAACGTTCCATCGACGATGGAAAAGACTTATATCGACCAACAAATTAAACATCTCCAGCAATTACCACAACCAGAACAAAAGTCTCAAGAATGGTATAAATATAGACACGGATTGATTACCGCTAGTAATATTTATAAGGTTTTCGCATCACAAGCACAGGTTAATAGTCTTATATATGAAAAATGCAAGCCATTCGTAGAAAGAGAAATCGTAAATAATAATAACTGGCATTCTAAATCATCTCTACAATGGGGTGTATTATTTGAACCGGTTTCTGTACTATTATATGAATACCTGAATAATACAAACGTCAGTGATTTCGGATGTATACAACACGAGAAATATGACTATATAGGCGCATCACCCGACGGTATAAATACCAATCCAAATAGTATTTTATACGGGAGAATGCTTGAAATTAAAAATATAGTTAATCGTGATATTACCGGTATACCCAAAGAAGAATACTGGATACAAATGCAAATACAAATGGAAACATGTGGTCTGGACGAATGTGATTTTGTAGAGACGAGGTTCAAAGAATATGACGATGTTGACCAATTTTATACGGATAACTCAAAACAACGTGGTATAATTCTATGTTTTATTGAAGATGGTAAGACAAATTCACCACCAACATACGTTTATAGTAAAATGGACTTGACTATAGACAAGGATATTGTGGAAAAATGGATCGAATACGAGAAGGATTTGAAATTTGATAAATTCACTCTATTTAATACATGTTATTGGTATCTGGATGAGTATTCTTGTGTACTTGTTAAACGTAATACTAATTGGTTTAAAGCCGCTCTACCTATGATAAAAGATGTTTGGAACACCATTGAGAAAGAACGGGAATCTGGATACGAACATAGAGCAACCAAGAAAAGGACTATGGGGCAATGTGTGTTTGTATCTAGTGAAAATAACGATGTAACTACAACACGAACCATACATAATATTACATCATCAAATGGTTTAAACGTTGTGAAAATGTTATAATGTCAAATTATCTAAAAATAATAATTTATCCAAATTCAATATTTAGAAAATGATATAGAAGTTTTTATATATATATATTTACACAGGAGTAACCAATGTCTTCCACTAATGATTACGAGAGAGAAATGTTCGTTACGAAAA